CTGAAAAGATCGGTATGACCTTGTTGGAAGCTGCGCTATTCGCCGCGGCAAAGAAGGCTGCTGATGGTGATACTGATGCCCTGAATAAACTTTTGGATAGGCTGATGGGCAAGCCCCAACAAACTGTCGTTACGGCTACTGGTACCTTGAAGGACTTTCTCGACCAGATAGCTCGACAGGAGCCAATTGATGCACCGGTGGTTCCCTCAGTGGAGGATTTGTGATTGATCTTACTCCCCAGCAGCAGGCTATACTTAGACAGTTCACGTCGGACCTGCCCTTTTTTGCCCGACATTGTTTAAAAATTGTGGATAAGATGGGCGCGATAAAACCTCTTGAGTTCAACCGTGCTCAAAGAACTATCCATGAGAAGATTGAAAAGCAACGTCGAGAAACTGGTATGGTCCGGGTAGTCATTTTGAAGGGACGGCAACTTGGATCATCGACTTATATTCAAGGTCGCCTATTTTGGAAGACGCTGTTCCAGTCTAACCTTTCTGCTTACGTCCTCGCCCACCAGGTAGAATCCACAATAAAAATTTTTGGTATGGCCCAACGGTTTCGGAGGAATCTCCCCTCTGATCTTCAAATTCCACTTGAGAAAGACACTGAGCGATCTATGATCGCAGTGAATAATTCCAGTTATTCAGTTGGGACCGCAGGTAGCGCACAGATTGGCCGTGGAATGACAGTGAATTTACTCCATAGCAGCGAGACAGCTTTCTATGAAGCTGCAGACGAGATTTCAGTGGGATTACTTCAGGCGGTCCCAGATGCCCCTGGATCTGAAATGATCTTTGAGTCTACAGCTAACGGACCAAGTGGATTCTTTTACGATTTATGTATGGGTGCGATAGCGGGGAAGAATGGATTTTTGATGATTTTCGTGCCTTGGTATTGGGATAACTTATATCAAGATAAGGTTCCACTACTTGAATCTGAGCTTACCGAACGGGAGAGAAGCTATTATGATAGTTGTAAAGACGACGGACTTACGCTTTATCATCTTGCCTGGCGTCGCAGAAAGATAGCGTCTCTTGGGGACCAGGAATGGCGGGTGCAACAGGAATATCCCACAACTATCGAAGAGGCTTTTATAACAGCCGAAGCCCGCTTTTTTGTTCTGTCTAAAGTATATGCGGCTCAAAAACGTAAACCCACAAGAGACGATAGAGATGTGTTTGTTATTGGAGTGGACCAAGGAAGAACAGGGGATAGTTCCGTGATATCTCGGCGTAAAGGTATGACAATAGAGGACTTCGAGATAATCCCTCCTGATGACGGAACCGAGCGGGACATGAGACTTGCGGGTAGAATAGCCCAAATTATAGATCGCGAAAACCCAGATATGGTGGTTATAGATACTACCTCGGAACACGGAGCACTCGATAGACTACATGAGTTAGGATATTCAAAGCGGTTGGTGAAGGGGATACATTTTGGTGAAAAAGCCATAGACTTTACCCGCTATCGAAATAAACGAGTAGAAATGTTCTTCAACTTGAAAGAGTGGTTTGAGGATGACCGAGCTTGTATCCCTCAAAATCAAAGATTCTTAACTGAAATCGGGGCGATACCAGTTGAGAAGTATTCAAGCAGCGAAGTAGCCTCTTTGGTAAGCAAAGATGATATACGAGTCCAGTTGAATTTTAGTACCGATCTTTTAGATGCGGCAGTTCTTACGTTCGCTTTTCCAGTTAAAAAGAAAAATATTGACAAAAATGAGAACAGTGGTAGTATAAATTCACAGAGTAGAGAAGTTAAATATGTTTCCACGTTACGCAGTACACGGAGGCCGTGATGGGTGATACGTTAGAAAAATTAGTAGACTATGCTCCGGTAGGGTTACTCGTTAATGCTTTTGGTGGGGACGCGGGAGGAAGTGTTTCAAAAGCCTTAGGTATGGGAGACGATTATCCAACTCCAGTTAATACAACTGAAGTAACTGTTACAGGTGAGAATAGTGTTGAAGCTCAAGCGGCACAACGAAGATTAGCCCGGTTATCAAGATATTTTACCACTCCTACTGGTGTCTTGGATAGTTCCACCGGTTCTCAAGGTGTATTTTAATGGCAGTTGATATTGAGGGTATTCTTAAAGAGTTGTCTGCCGCAAAGACTCGTCGAGCGCCATGGGAATCTGTATGGGAGTTAATCGCCAAGTACATGGCTCAAAGAAAACAGGGTTTCTCAGGCAGTTCTTCTACTGGAGATTTTTATACTTCTGAAGAAGTAACAGATAATACCGCAGGACAAGCTCTTCAAACAATGGTATCGTCACTTGACGGTGCTCTCTGGAAAAAAGGTCGTACTTTCCGTATCGCAATTCCTCGTCAATACAAAGGCGGACGTCAAGAAGTAAAAGATTTTTATGCCGAGATTAATGCCAGGGCAAATGAACAGATCGAACATGAACGCGCGGGATGGGGAACGGCTCGTCAGGAAGCGTTACTCGAAGGTAGTGCATTTGGAACGGACGCTATTGGTGTATTCCGTAATGAAAAATATGGGCAACGGGGAAATACTAATAAACTCGAGTATCGTGCCTTGCCACTTAAGAATCTTTATGTTTTTGAAGATGCCCAAGGACGAGTATATAAAGAGTTCTATGAATTTGAATTCGACGCTTTTCAGTTGGTGGGTGAGTATGGCGATGTAGCAAAAACTCCTAAAGTTATTGCTATGCTCGACACAAATAATCGTGATACCAAGTTTAAAGTTTGTTGGGTTGTTAGGCCGCGAGAAGAACCCACTGGTGCAACGGAAGGAAATCTTTCTTATTCTTATGAATCAATTCATATTCTTGAAGAAGAAAAAGTAATAGTCCGACAATTAGCTTTTAATGGGAATTCTATTATTGTTTCCCGATTTTATAAAAACGAAGGCGAAGAATACGGTCGATCACCTGGATACGCAGCACTTAGTCCAACAATTGAATTAAATGCCCTTGTTGAAATTATAACCAAGGGTGGTGAGCTTACAATTTTACCTTCGTGGTATATTCTTGACGACGGTACCTTTGGAAATGGGACTATTGACCGTTCTCCTGGAAGTGTGGTTCCGATAGATGTCACGTCGTCTCGAATTACCGGAATGGCCCCAATAGGACAGATTGGAACAGTTGGTCCTCTAACTCCGGCATTAAAGTTATTCGAATATCTTGTTGCCGAAGTAAAGGCGCATTTCTTGAATGATAAACTTACTGATTTAAACAATTCAACCCGTATGACTTTGGGTGAAGCTCAGATCCGTAATGAACTTCGTTCTGAGAATACGGGATCAATTTTTTCTAGGCAGATAGAGGAAAAACACACTCCAGTTATTCGTAGATCTTTAGCGATTCTTGAGGAAGATGGCGATTTAGGGGTCGAAAGAGGTTCAGAGTTAGCAATCAGACTTACAGCAGCCGGTCGAGTGCCTTTACTTATACCAGACGAAATTATTGAACTTCGCGATCAGGGTATCGAAATATATCCGATTGAGTTTATTTCTCCCGCAGCTAGAATTTTGAAGTCAGAAGAAACCCGGGGTATGATTTCGCTATGGCAGTTTGCCGCGGGATTCAGCGGAGTCGCGCCAGAGTTATTACTCTGGTTGGACAAAAAGAAAACTATGCCTATAGTCCGGGATTTATATGGAGCACCGCCAGATGCAATAGTATCTGAAGAGGAATTTTTGGTTAATTTAAAGAATTATCAAGATTCACAAGCAGCAGCGGCAAAGATGCAGCAAGCACAGATAGCAGCAGAAGTAGGGGCTAAACAAGGCTCGGCGGCCCAACAGAACGCCCAGGCTGAGGCGACACGAGCGGGAATGAATGGAATGACAAACGGCGGGGGTAATCCTTACGCCTCTATGGTGATGTAATGGCTGAAATAACTCCACAGGAAATCGAGAAGAGAAAGCAGGAACTTAAAGAAGCGCATGAGAAAAAACTACGTGAGGAAAAAGAGGCTCGATTAGCTATCAATGGAGTTGAAAATCCGAACGTAAGAAAAGTTCTTCAGTACATAATGAGGTTATCAGGGTATCAGCTTAATCCGGCTGCTATTGGATCGGATGGCGAATTGAAACATACGTCTCTCGAATACAACGTAGGCCGTCAATCGGTCTATCACGACTTGCGGCGCTTGATGTCCGCGGAAACCAAAAACATAGTGGAAAGGAGCGAGTAATATGCCAGATCCGACAGGAACACCCCCGCCGGGAGGGAATCCCCCGGCACCCGCAGCTATAACGTCAGAATCTCTTGGAGCAGTTCAAGGTGATTCGTTTCGTGCGTTATTGCCTGAGGATATCCGTAGCAAACCATATATCAAAAATATCAATACCTTCGGTGATCTCGTTAAAGGATTCGACGGGGCACAGAATCTTCTCGGTCAGAGAGCTTTACCCGATGAGAACGCGACAGATGAACAGTGGGGCGCATTTCATGCAAAACTCAGGCCGGCAG